GTTTGCATCCCAGAACCAGCATGCAGATTCGATAGCGCCTTGGAATGTGCCAACATATTCTGCTGCTTCTTCTGCAGACATATTAACAGTCTTACCAAATCGTGTATAGTTCTCACGTCCAGTAAGTTGCTTTAGTCCACGACCACGGAATAACCAACCATCACCTTCTTTTACATTGCCCATCTTATATTTACGGAACTCATCCATATAAACATAGTTAGCAATCATCTCAGGATTACGTGCATATTCTGCTGCATTACGTTTAGGCGGTGAACCGAAGTATCGTCCGAATACTGCATTCAATGCTTTTTCACTATAGTTTAAATTCTCACTAAGTGATCGAAAGTTATTTGATTCGTGTGCACATTGACTCACAAAATGAGCAACACGTCGTTTACTAGTAATACCATATTTAGGTAATACTTTCATGAGAGCTTCATGCCACTCATCTACATTCTTGTTTCCTGGGATCATCTTAGCTAGATGTTCTGCTTTTAATCCAAGTGCCATAATTAGTCCTTTACAATTTTCGTGATCATATCTTCAAATTCATCTACCTTGCCCACACGATTTGGCCAATAGATGTAGTCCTTCTCAGGATTCTTTTTTAAGTTTGTTAACAATGGAAGTATAGCATTATATAGCTTGTTTAATTTATCTTCCACATGTTGTGCACTTTCAGATGTTGTAGTTATCTCTGCTTGTGCTTTTTGTACTGATTCTAATTCCGATTCATCAACTGCTGTGAATCCAAAATCAAATATATCTGTCATGTCTCCTACCCCTTTTCATCTCTTTGTTTTTCTAATGCTTCGTAATAAGCAACTTTTTGTTCAAGTTCTTTTATATACTGTTCAACAGGTTCACGATCACATAAGGTTTCACAACAAATACCAATATTATGCTTGGCTCTAGTTTCTAAAGATTTTTCGCCTCTTATATTCATTTATTGTCTCCAATAGCTTTGGCACCCAGTTGTCACGATGTTCCACAAACACTTGAGGCTCTTCATTATCTACTGTAATTATAGTAACTAGATTAACAATAGGAGTTCCTGTACGTTCTTCCCACATGATTGCATATGCTGATTCTTGAATAAAGTAATTAGTAATCCATTCTTTCTTCTTAATCTTTTTAGAAGTCTTAAAATCAATTATCGATAGCACGCCATCGAATTCACCTACGCAGTCAACACGTCCTGCTAAACCTAGATGTTGAGAATATAGTGCTGCCTCTTGTAAGTATATAGTACCAATACGTTCATCTAATACAGGTTTAACTGCATTAAAATTATCAATGATGTTTGGCATATAGCCTTCGGCATAATTCTCATCATTATCTAAATATTTTTCTATACATTCATGCACAGCCGTGCCACGTGTGGACGCTCGATGAGAAACTTTATTTGCTTCTTCCTCTCCCACACGTGCCCGCCAGCGCTGAATGAATTCTTCATTTAGTATCGACAGTACTGTAGTAACAGAAGGATAACGATTACCATCGGGAGCAGCGTACTTTCTGCCGCTGGCACCAGTTTCAGCAATAAGATCTTCATATCCAAGATCAGCCTTTTCATGTTTAAAAATCCTTTTATTCATTAACCTTCATCATCTCCTTGGTCATAATATAATCACGTACAAACGACGAACGCACAATGTCCTGCCATCCAAATTCGACTATAGTAAACTTCTTAAGCTGTTCAATAATAGACAAGAACTTTACAATGCCATTCTTATCTTTTTCTTTATCGAAGTCTGACTGATAGTAATCACCACACATAACAAATCGGCAATTTTGTCCTACACGTGTAATCACAGAGTCAAGCTCGTGAAAGTTTAAGTTTTGCATCTCATCTATAATGATGATTGCGTTATTAAATGTGATACCACGAATAAACGAAGTTGACTGAAAATCAACAGTACCGGCACCTTGTAGTTTTTTCCATGCTTCACCCTGTTCAAACAGTTCGGCACATATAGACTGATAAGGTCCAGTATATGCATCTTTCTTTTCTTCTTCAGTGCCAGGTAAGAAACCAATATCTCTTGTAGGTACAATAGAACGAATAACGATTACTTTATCATATTCAGTTTCTTTGTCAAGTACATCTTCTAATGCAAGCGACATTGCTATAAACGTTTTACCAGTACCCGCAGAGCCAGATAAGACTAAAGAGTCTCCTCGGCTATAAGCATAAAAGACCTCTTTCTGATTATCAGTAAGAGGTTCAATCTGTATCATATCATCAAGTTTTAATTTGCGCATACTTTTCTGTTGTGGCTTTAGGGGTGGTTTTATATCATTTGAAGTAAAGTTTGCAAGATACGCCATCAGTAATCCTTAATGTTATTAACGCGGTGCTTCTCTTTTACTTTAGACATTACTTCTCGAAATCCATCATCTACTTTCATATTAGTACCACGCTCATGCACAATTTTTGGCATACCAATTACATGAACTAAATCGGGCATTTCATTTAGAGTTGTTTGCAATTCATCCCATGAACAAATAACATCCCATGTTGAATTTGTCTTAGTATCTTTCAAAGTATATGTTGGCATATCATTTTCCTGTTTAGATTCACGTAGTTCTTTTTCCCTACGAAGTATATATTCATGATATAATTCATGCATTAAGTTGGTTCACCGACAGGATTAGAAATACAAACAGCCTGTCCACCTGGAGGAAATTTACCATAAACCCCAGTATACTGATGTCCTAATACATCACGTGCAGCAAAACACTCATACATTCCTTTAAATGATTTACTTGCTATAACTATAGGTTCTAATACCTTTGTTTCGGTATTAAAAATTAATACTATTAAAACTAATGTCCACATTAGATCCTCTTATTCTCTTTTGCTATAGCAACACATGTATCCGTTGCATTTGTTTTAAAATAACGAGGCGCAAATGCATGGATGAATACTGCCCATGCTGCTTTTTCTAAGCGCCAGCTGATCTTACAAGCATGCTTAAAATGTTGCCATCTTGACATGTCTGCTTCTTCTAAATGTAATTTACATTCTTTACTAAACATAGTTCATTGTTCCTCCGAACCACTGTGGAATATCACGACCTGTCCAAACCATTTTAAACCGGTGCTTTTTAGTCTTGTAATATTCTTGATATGATAAGACTGGATCTTCCATTTTGCATTGAGGTTCATGATCCATTGCTAGTCGAAACGGTGTAAGCCCAACATTAGGAATATTCTTAGGTGCAACGGATAAAACATTTTCCAAGATTTGTTGCGTATAATGAACCTTATTATATCTATATTGATACTCGCGGCATAACGCCATGAAGTGATCATAATGCCACATATAATTTTGTAGAGATTCGCGTGTCCATATAGTACATGGGTGATTAAAATGCACAGCTTTGTACATAATATCTTCATTAATTGTATTGTCAAGCTCATAGTATTTTACCATAGTCTTACCAGACTTTGATGGCTTACGTGTCTCAGTTCCATCAAGCATACGATGTGCGGTAGATAACATTTGTGCTGCTTCTACAATCATCTTGACCACATGCTTGTCACATTGTAGCTGTGCTGCCTTAACTGGATCCTTGTCCAATACGAATAAATTCATGATATAAACTCCTCTAATGTACCTGTATATTGTACCACATCTGGATCGGTTTGTACATAGTTATTTTCACTTATTTTTAATATATACGCAGCTTTACTTCTTACCTTAGGATCATTCAATGGTAAGAAAGCACCAGATGCTCCGGTCCAATCTTCAAACTCTTTATCATAAAAGTCTATATTACAATCATTAGGATTTTCAGTCTGAAGCAAGGCAAGTTCATTTGCCCATTGCTGCCACTTATCATCGGACACAATAGATTCATCCATTTCATAATATAAGCAAGAATGCACCAGCATCTGTGATCTACGCTGGCGTATCTTTTCTTTCACAGTTTGATTAGACATAATGTAGGTAAGATCCTATGATGTACTTTGGATCATTTCTACATACTCGACCGGTGTGAGGATATGTCCAGTGTGGTGGAAATACAAGAACGCTCCCAGCACTACGAGGTACAGTAATCCCCATCGTGTCGAAAGACGTTTCGCCACCCACACCGTCATTGAGATAAGCAAAAAACACAAGGAAACGACGAGCAGAGCTGTAATCGCCCACATCGACGTGTTGATCAAATTTTCCAATATTAGGTTCATATTTCTTCATCCTTATTTCTTCAAATGCGTATTTTTCCGGCCAAGTTGTAATCTCTAACTCAGTACGGTATTGTTCTAGCACTTGTTTAAAGTTATACGTTAGGTAGTCAGTATACTGACCCCATACTTCTTTGTTTTGGTTTAAATTTATTTCTGTAAAATTCATGATAGGACTACTACGTTGTACGGAGTCCTGCTGATTAAATAACTCAATCATTGAGTCACAGATACCAGGTTCTATGACGTCTCTATATAGCTTGATGTATCTTTCCATTAAAAATCCTCACTTTACGATTATTTATATTATACCATAAAGTGAGGACTTTGTACACCTTTTATTTTGCGGTTGAAGTATATTCTCTCATATCGTCAATTCGTGATGAGAGATACGCTGCTTTCTTTTGTAGTTTAAATGCTAGGAGATCGTTACCTTCTTTCTCTAATCTTTTGATATAGTGTTTGAGCTCGTTGGAATCCTTTTTTAGACGCTCGATCTGGGGTCCATATAACACGTGATCTTTTCTCCTCGTTGATGGTTTACGACGGGTTAAGATGTCAATTCTCCTTTATCCTAGTTCAAAATAAAAAAGGACCGTCCCACAATATGGGCGATCCTTGAGTTTGCTATGAAAACATTATTATTGTTCTTCATAGAATTATTTATACAAATTCACATTTTGATTAGTCCTGGGAAAGTATCTGATACTAATTTTTTTGTTAGTCCTTTGTACTTACCAGTAAACTCTTTATCCTTACATAGAATAAGAAGCTTGGCGTCCTCAGGATCAATTGACTCTAGGATACGAATAAACATTACTTCTCGGTGTGTTTCTGACTTAACCTTTGGCCCGCCTTTAACAAAGAACTTAAATCGCTTAACAATATGCTTACGCACATGGTCTGCTTCTTTTGGTGTTGTTTCTTTATATGGAGGTGCACCTTTCGGTATTAGCCATTCAATGGAATCATCAAATGCGCCTTTTAAAAAGTATCGTACATGAGGAGTATCATAATGCTTTAGCATCTTACTCTTATCTTCACGTGTTTTAGCTTCGGCTACTTTAGTAAAAATCTCATGTAGAGTTGGCCGGTTAATATTTTCATTTATCATTAAAAATCCTCAATGCATTCAATTAATAGTTTACAGCGGTTCTTAATAAGGTAGTTTAAGATCTTCATCCTATGTGGTACCTTAACAGCTTCTGATGTATCTATAATAGATTTTTTAATCTCAGTTGGAACATATGCAAGATCAACCAACAATTGATTTCGTTTATAGTTTCGATATACTTCAGCAGTCATATATGATTCTAGGTTCTCTGCGTTATCAACGTATTCTTGTATCTTCTTCTTAGTCATAGGTGACTGGCGAATACTTTCTACAAAGGTATCATCTCCACTCAATACATTAGGAATACCATCAGAGCTATCACCCTTTAGTACATGCTCAAACAAGTAACTGTGAGGATTATCATCTTTGATAAACTTTTTAGTCATTGGTGAGTACTGCTTAACATTACCATACTTCTGCAGTTGGATAAAGTCTTTATCAGCTGATATAATCATTATATCCTCATGCTGGCCAAACTCTTGTGTTTGCTCAACCAATGTACCAATAATATCATCGGCTTCTACATTAGGAATATACACAACTTTGTAAGGCATATTAGCAGCGATTTCATCACGTACCATATTAAGACATTTAAAGATCAGATCAAAGTCTAGACTTGATTCTGTACGGTTATTACGACGTGCCCATTTGTATTGAGGGAACACATCTCTACGCCAGGATCCTCCATCACATGCAATCACTACTTGTCCGTATTCAGCCTTATGCTTTTTAACATGCATACGAATAGAGTTTAAAATCATATGACGAATAGTGTCTTCATTCATATCCATTCTTTTTTGGTTAACAATAATGTTACCCATCGCTATTCCATTATAATCAATAATTATCATTTATTTCTTGTCTCCATTATCATTTCATGTATGATATCTAAGATCTCAACGAATGGATAATCAGGGTTTTCTTTCCTAACAAGTGCACCATATATCAAATTCATTATACATCCCATATCTCTAAAGAACGCTGGATCAAACTTAGGATTGTATCCATACTCTGACAACGTCATAAGTATCTCTTGAATACATTCACCAGCCATATCCATCTCATCGTCAGGACGAGGTTCTATGATAGGATTTCTAATCTCACCATATGGAAAAGGTATTACATTGTTGTTTTCATCATCATTCATTATTGTACCATTATACACTATTTTTTAGAGGATGTACACAAGTTTTTTACGTGATTGCGATGTATTTTTCCACCAACAAAGGCATTGTAGTATTCGTCTGGCTTAAGTAATACATCTCTGATAATCTGTTCTTTCATCTCAAGGTAGGACATTTCTCCCTTACCCATACAGAGATGCAGTATTTCACGACTAAATCTTTTATCACCATGTTCCTCAAGAAGAGTCTTTACTTCTTCTGAGCTGCCGTGATAGGTTGTCCAATCGGATTCAGTTATTTTAGTACGTTTGCGCTTTTGTCCCTTTAAGGGTTTAAGCTTTGTTTTTGAATAGAAGTTTTTCTTACCGATATACTTCATTCCGTTATCATTATCAGTGACTATGTAAACAAATCCTACATAGTCACCAATGTTTTCTGATGTAAAGGCTTTACCTTTATATTTCCAAGTATTCATAATAGACCATTGTTATCACTTTAGTCTATTTATTCGATGTCGTCAAAGTCCATTTCTAGCTGCTCTTTAGCATCTTCAGCATCTAGATTGATTCCACAAGCTGGGCAGTATTCTACTACGGCATCTCGATCATCAAATTTTACGTTAAATTCAGTTCCGCAGTGATAGCATTGTATCATATTGTCATTCCTCCTAATGCTTTAGATAATACCCAGTGATCAAATTCTGCGTATCCACCTATATATTCGTTTCCATCAGAGCTCACACTTTCAATCTGAGGGACTGTCCTTGCATTAGGAAACTTATCTAAGAAATCGTGTTCTGTAATATTATCACCAATTTTAAGAACTGTATATTTAAAATTCTTATCTTCAGCTAACTTAATTGCCCTAATACAGAAAGGACAATTATCTTTACTATAGATTACAATCATAGAGACATACCTTTAAATGTATCTTCGTTAACATCCTGTTTAACACCACCGATAACATATGAACTAATTTCTGTTTCTTGTGGTGCAACTTGTACATTGCCGCCACCGATCCATTTCTCTGTCCATGGTAGTGGATTAGCCTGAGGAGTACTATAAGGAGATGCGACTGCAAGAGTTTTCATACGCTTATTAGCAATCCATTCAATATAGTCTGATAAAAGCTTTG